CGGCTTTGTAGAGTTATAATATTGGGCCAGATCTGTTCTCATCTGGTGAACTCTCGGCATCAGGTAATCTGAATGCTGAATAAAGTACATCTCAGTCTGAGCATAAGAAGCTGTCATAGCAATATTTACCTCAGTAGCTGTCTGTTGCTGAATGGGCTGGTTACCCATTCTCTGTAGATTAACTCCGATCACCTCATAAGCCTGTTGCTTAAAGTAATTGGCAAGCTCTACCCTAGACATCAGCCTTTTAGTCTGACTCATATCCAGGTGCTGGAAATGCTGGAAATTTATTGCATTCTCAGTATTAGCAAGAGATGTATCTAATGGTAGCATCTGAAAGTTCTTCATTGCTACATATGCTTTGGCTATATTATTCTTTCCCCAGTCTTCTCCTAGAGAATGTCTTGGTAGGGAATTCTGATCCAGAAGGATTACTGTTCCTAACTCATCTATCAAGATATCCGCAATCTGATTATTTACTACATTATATCCTACTTGGAAAGGCTTCATAAGATCTACTAAAGATGTTGATCTTGTATTGCGATCTGAGAATACAGATCCTTCTACCGGTAATTTAGAATTATAAAGTGAATTATCTCCTTTGAACTGGAACTTGATTGGTGATAGTCTATTCTGATTAATACCTAGATAAATAGGATTAAAGCCATCTGAGCTCTTGCTCTGTACATAGGTAGGTTTATTAGGACCGATCTTTACTCCACCCCATACTTGAGGTACCCAGATCCAGTCTATGTGCTCTCCGAATATAAGATTATCTTTGCTCTTATTCTTGAATAAGGAAGTATCATATAAAGGTTTATCTGTAACTCTATAGCTTTCATCTACGATCATAGATTTAGGAACACCAGTTTCATCTATCTTTGTAAGATGACCATATTTAACCTGAGACTTCCAGTAACATGTTGTTACTCTAAGCATCCCACTATAGTTATCAGCTAAGAAATCATCTGATTGATTTAAGATCCACTGCACTACATCTCCACTTTCACTAAAGTCATTAGTACCTTTTGCTGTCATGTACTTTCTCATCTGCAGTGAAGGCTGATTAGTATTCCACTCATGGGATTGAGTTGAGTCATAGAAAGTACCATCATTAGGACCATTAAGTAAATAACCGGCAGATCTCACAGGATATAACTGTTCCAGGCTAAGCATCTGCTCTTCAGTCATAAGCCAACCATATTTATCTATTACATCTGCGATATACATCATATCAAACTTACCTACTGAATTTCCCTGGGAGATATATCTGGCATCTGGAGATTTTTGATAGAAGGTAAGTACCGGATTCCAAAGCTCTATATCGTAATCATCTTCTAACATCTTAAAATGCCAGAACTCACGATCAGTAACTAATGAATCTCTAAAGCCTCTTTCCTCAAGTTCTTCCATTGAAAATCTCTCAACATCAGAATTCTTTTGATGTTCTGCCCACTGTTCAGACATACTGATATAAGTCTTCGAAAAGAAAGACTCTATTTCTGGAAGAGTTTTAAGATTCTCTGGAGCTACCTGTTGCTGAAACTCTGGAGAACTAGGATCTGCTCCAGCTTCAATAAGCTTCATACTTATCTTTCTGTAAGCATCTGATAAGAGAACTTCTTCAACTGCAGCTCTCTTCTGCTCAAGCATTTCATTATATGAGTAATCATCTACACATCTAAATGTAATTTGAGTAGACCTTTTCGCAAACTCTGAAACTAGTGTATTAACTACATTAGGAATGATAGGATAGAATTTAAGCTCTAAAGCTGCATTATCTTCCCGGGTAAGTACCTCAATAAGATCTGCAGTTTCATTATCCTCTTCAACAATATAATCAGTTTTATCAATAACCCCTTTGGATAATTTATAGTTCTTAAGAAGCTTTCTGGCATTTCTATTTATCTGCTGTAAACCTTGCCACTCTTGCCAGTCACAATTCCATGCTGCCCATTCCTGGGTCTTTTCAGACTTAGGTATAAACTGAATAGGCTGCTGTAAAGTACCCATGTACGTTTCTGTGGTTCTCTTACCATTCAGTAAATCGAATGAACTTAATACTTCCATAGCTCTATTTTAAATTTTTGAATGCTGATCTTTTTACAGTTGATCCGGCTAATTTACCACTACTACCTATATGTCTAAACGGACTCATACTTAATTTATCAATTTTTTTGGACTTATCCAAACTTTTAGTATCTACACGTATTACCTCTTTACGATATCCTCTGTTAGATTCCTGGATCTTAACAAAGGCTACCAGAGCACAATAGGCTACTAATCTATCAAAGTTACCATTTTCTTCGTATGCTTTCATTTCTTCCAGCAACATTATATCCGGGATTCTCTCTATTCCATAAGTAGTTTTAACGATAGTACCATCTTCCTTTGTTTCATGATCAAGCTCTTCAGAGATAAATTCTATACCATATGAGAGCATATGTGTCTTGAATATAGTACCAGCATTCTTCCACCCATACTCCTGATATACATTTTTATTAGCTCCAATATCCTTAAGAAACATGATCTGATCTTTTGGTACCAGATACTTCTGTTTCCTTTTCTTGATCATGTGAGTAATGAACTGTGGAATATTATTCTCCACTATGGCCCAGGCATTATAGATCTCAAGCATCATCTCAAGTCTATCATGAGTTTTATCAATATCATCAAATCTACCACACCAGGTAGCTACAATTTTTCCCTGCTCAATATAGGTCTCAGTACTACCATCAGGCATGATCTTGGTTACTTCAGTTGAGTTCTTATATATGTAAATGGAACAAAGAGAGTCAGTTGTAGATGTTTTACCTACACCTACCGGATCAATAGAAGCACAATATAAACCAAACTCTGAATTAGCAACTGGTCTCTCATAGATAACAATAGCCCCTTCTTTATCTTCGCGGTCTTTCTTTATAGGAAACTCAGTTATTGGAATCTTATTTGTAGCCATCAGCACTGGTAGACCTCTCTCATCTCTTTCAATATCCATGTATTCCATGGCATATTCCTTATCCTTTATTCTTCTTTCCTGAGCTTGAATAAGATGTAGCTTAAACTTAGATACAGTCCTGGAAGCAAATGCTTCTTTAATATTTCGGGGATGCTGTGATATCCTAAGTTGATACTGTTCTGGACTAAGATCTTTCTTCCACTGGGCAAACTCTCCGTCCAGATATTTCATAGCTTCTTCAACTAGTGAATTACCATACTCATCAATATATGGAGGCATAGACCATTGTTCCGGAATAAATAATCCGGATAATCCTATGGTACCTAATTCATCTATTAGATCTGTTTCTACCGGATAGATATCATTTCCTATTGGATTCTCCATCATATCTTTGAGAGGTCTACATTGTCCAAGATCTCCTACTGATCCTGCAGCTATAAACATACCGGTATATATTGCTCCAGATTTCATGGCCGGCATTAAGTACTCCTTGGTTGTATTCATCTTAGGAGCTACTCCAGCCTCTTCATGATAAAAATATCTTACCGGACCCCCTACTCCATTAGTAGGATCCTTTTCAAATGTTAGTCCGATAAGCTTTCCTTTAAATCCTACATCTACCTTTCTTAGATCATTGCCGGTAGTCATCTCAATTTTCTGTTGCCACATCAAAGTCTTACCTGGATTCATAGGTCTATACCAAGCAGTATGTGTATTTAAGAAACTTCTATATTCCTCAAGAAAAGGCCAGATACCTTTCTCATTAATATAATCTTTCATGGATGCACCTATTTTTAAGGTAACCCCTTTTTCAAACCATATCTGATTGATCAGCTTAGCGCAATGGAAATATGAAGATGCAATCTGTCTTTTCTTTAATAGAGCTACATGTTTATGAAAAAGCTCTGCTAAAAGCTCATATAGTGCAAGATGATACTGGGCATCTCTGACATCAACAAATGTTTGATTATTTTTTTCTTTATTATAAACAGGTAAGAAATTAAGCCACATATAGTAGTCTCTAGTAAGATACCACTGCTTAGTACCATTAATATATAAGCATCCTCTTCTACACTTCTTTTTCTGATCACCCCAGTATATCTTAAAGTCTTTAGATCCTTTAGGAGAAATACAGTACACTCCATCATCAGTAGCCTTTAGATCTTTATTAAATTTACGAGCCTCTGAATTAAAAAGAAAAGATGTCTCATCAAATTCGTACTTCCCAGGTTCTTTGAATAGAGACAATGCAAATCTCTTGAAGTCATCTTCAGACTCAAATGATGTAGTGGTCCATTTACCATTATCATTTGTTGGAATTGTTATATATGGTTTACTAGTCGTCATCATCATCATCTCCACCATCCTGGTCATAAGCTAACCCTCCCCCACCTCTTACTCTTGACTTCTGTTCTGCAAGAAGGTCCTTTTCTGTTCCTTTATAGGACTGGCGGACCTTATCATATCTTTCAGCAATCTTAAGTAGTGAATCTGCATTAGCTTCCTTTCCTCCAGCTACAGGTTTAGTATCCTTTAATAAATCAGCAAGATTTTCCAATCCTGTTTTTATACCAATAAATGCTCTAAGTGTAGGAGTTTCATATAATTTTTTACATAACTGAAGTGCCTCCTGGATACCTTCATCTTCTGTAGTGAAAGGATGATCTAATTGTTGCATGATAGCATCTTCACGATCTTCTTCTCTTACATTGTAAAATGGATTTAGATCTGGATGATAACAACACATGTAGAAGCAGTACTGGTATACCTTTAGGAAATCATTGGGATACTTCTCGCGTATGAACTGTAGATCTTTCAGAGTATATGAATGCTCTGTGGGAACTACTATTCCATTCTGTACATCAAATAATTTAATCATTGGTTAGGAATTAAGGTGATGAATTATATCAATTACTTCTTTCTTATAGTAAGGTACAAAATGTTTTACTACTTCTTTTACTATGGGGTTACCATTATCATCTCTTTTTAGAGTTCTGGAGTTAAACTTATCTCTACGAATCTCTTCGAAAATGACATGCTCGATAACCAGATTACCTGGCCTGAATGTAGGATTATGCTTAATGATCATATACATATACAAAGACAATTGTAATCCATAGTGTACAATATCACAATCATCAAGATGTGATACCGGATTAAGTAGTTTCTTTCTGCTACCGTCCCAGCTAATGAAAGGTTCTAGCTTAAGGTCCTTATTGGTTTTGTAATCCGATATGTCTACAATCTTCTCAATAATTTCCACTCTATCAGACTGTCCACATAATCCTGCAGATTTTAAGTACATCATATGCTCAGGATAAACTCCATTAGTAAGCTTCTGAGAAGGAGCATGCTTTACTCCATCTATGATTATTGGTTTAATAATAGGAATGTCCATACCTCTACACTGGATAGTCTCACATTCTATAACATCAGACTCTCTCTGGTTATGGTACCAGCTACCTAGATCTGTAGACAGATCTGCTTCATTCTTCCATATAGCACAAATATCCGCTGGAGGAAGTCCATAATACGGAGATTTTTTATTAGCTGAAGACTTGGGTGCCTGCAGCTCTGCATTAAAAGGTTGTTTCAGTTTGGAGATTATACCAGTAACACTCTTCCACTGAATCTTATCTTCATCAATACTTACATATTGATGTTTCTCTTCATAAAATTTTATAGCCATAAGACACAAGTATTAATACCTTGTTATCAGTGTCATGTCTATAGTTCTTCTTTACCCCACTTTGGCTCAGATGCTGAGCATTGTTCTTCCGGAACTCTGGTCATCCAATTTAATTTACATCCACATACTGCACAGCATGGCTGTGTACCTGGTACGTAACATCTATCACCAGTAAGATCAAGATGCTCGCAAGTATTACAGATCTTCATTCTTTTCTCTGCCATTGCTTCAATAGCTTTATTACCAAATATCCTGTTCCAGATACCGGTAAAAATATGCTTAAAGTTTAGCTTGCCTTTTTTCTTGCTTGAATCTTTCATATTCTTCTTTTTCGCGATCAAGTTGTTTTTTCAGTAGTTCTAACTTATTTATTTTCTCCTCTATTATTCTATGTTTCTCAAAGTTACTAAAAGATGTTGGAGGAATATTATTTAAAATGTTCCTATTCTTTATGATTGCTATATCAACACTCTTTGGTAGAGTAATCATAGTAGCAAAATAAGGAATCCTTATCCTAGGATAAGTAAGTTGATTCATTGTTAGCCGGATCTCTTTCCAGTACATTGAAATAATGACATTAACCAGATCAACATCCAGGTTATTTATACTGGCGAATTCCTCTACCAGTTTATTTTTGCTGAGGGGCTTCAACTCGTAGAACTTTTATATTCATTAGTATATGTCCTTCTGCTTGGATTATAATCTTATCATGCAGTTTCAATCTTTTCTTATTCTTTCCATGCTTGAATGTAGTGATCAATTCTTTCTTCTCTAAAAACTGTAAAGCAGTTCGAGCTGATTGTGAATTTTTGAATACATTATTACGAGCAGACTTTTCACAAAATTCACCTATTTCTGTCTCACCCGATATGGTTAATAGAGTGAGACAGTCAAGGTTTTGCTCAGTAACTGTAATCTTGTTAAGATAACAATAGAAAGCTATTTGAAATCTTACGATATCCCATAACTCCATTCTAATGTCAAGCTTAATTTGGTTTACTAAAGCCATTTTTATTGGTTTACTTCGTTTTGCTGTTAGTTCATCATAATGATGTCCTGTATTTTACTTTCTGGCGTAATAAATAGTCCGTTTTCTTTAAAGAATGAAGTGATACGATTTATATACCCGTTACCTAGTCTTGCACCAGTAGAATATATCTTTACAAACTGATCTAACTGACCAGTAAAAATAAATTCATAACCTGGATAAAAACATGGTAATCCATATTCTGGATGATTATCAATCTCCTTAGAATATCCTGGAGCAAGAGGCTTAAATTTACCCATTGGATAAGCAATTAGCTTACCTGCAACCATATTATTGATATAATCAATCTGGGCCTGAATACCTGCTTCTAGTGTAGGGAAAACTTTATTCTTACCTGAATCATCATTCCCAATATTACCTGGATTATTAGTCTTAAAAGATCTACTCTTAGGATAAAATCCTTCTTGTAAAGCCATAATAGTGATTAGTAACTTAAATCCTTTAGGAAGATTTTTTGCTACTTTATCTCTGGCAGGAACATAGGTATTAAGAATTGAAGAGGTAAGTTTAACCGGTACCGTTTGATATGGCTTATCCGGAAAGGTACTTCCCTTAAATTTTACATTTAGATACTTTAAATCAAATGCCGAATAGCCGGAGAGATCTGCTGGATACTTTGCCATAGTAATTAGTTTTGAGTTTGTTCTGTATTTACTGTAGTAGTTAATGGAATAGTATTTCCTTTCTCTCCATTATCAAGATTTGCTGTTGTAGCTTTAACAAGATTGTTTGCCTCTGGAGAAAGTTTATCTGTTCCTTCATCTTTCTTATCAAGATCTTGCTGATGATTAGGAGGAGGAGCCATCATTTGATCAAATCTGATTCTATACTGCCATGTTTCAAAACGGGCTTTTTCAATACGTAAAGAAAGCTCATTATAGGCAGCTTCGATTTTCATATTTGCCATTTCCTCCTTGTAATGAGCAATCATTGCTGCTCTTTGCATCTTAGCTGCAGCAATTTGTTCTGGGGTAGGCATGTCCATGTCAGGAGCCTGGTTCTCGGATTGTTGATTTTCCATGTTCTTTTAACTGTTTAAATTTGAGGCTAAATTAATTTAATTAATTAAAAAAAACAAATTAAAATAAAAATCCTGACTAAGATCAGGATCTAAAATATACAGTAGTAAAGAGTTAAAACTAATTCTTTTTCTTTAGGTTTTTTCTAAGAGTGAAGAAAATAGCTATAATTGCTGATATACTTACAATTACACCACTACCTATTCTTACATAGGCTTCAGCATTTTCTAGTGCTGGACTAATTGTTAATCCAAATAAGGCTACATTAGCTCCATGCCATGTTAATAGAGCTACGTCTATGATATTATTGTGGTGACTCATTTCCTTCGTTTTCTAGAGATTTAGTAATTTGTTCTTTAACCTCTTCTTTTGCTTCTTCCTTTGCTTCTTGATTTGTTTCTAATGGAAGTGAAGTAAGGAATGAACCAAGTGCACCTACAACAATTCCAACTGTCATAGAACAAGCTCCCACCTTTTTTATAAAATCAGGAAGTGATGGCACAGCTATAAGTGTTCCACCAAAACCAGTGAGAGCACCTCCTATTGCAATTAACCATCTTCTTAGTTTCTGAAAAAATATTGGGGTTGGCCCCTTTAATCTTTTTGATATGCTCATAAGTCTAGCTCTTTATATAATATAATAATTACAGATGAAATATGCAAATTTTATCTTCCAATAGTTATCGGAGGCCATGCAAAAACAAACTTAAGCTTTAAGCTAAATAGTTTCAATATAGCTTTAAATACTACCCATGCTATGATTATAAGACATACCCAAGATTGCCAGTAACTTAACCAGGTTGCCCAAGTCCTAGGTCTCTTTGTAGTCACTGTTGCTGTTTTAGTAAAACTTGTATACATCTCATGGAACTTTTCTATTGTAGTATGAAGCTCAGCTATTTGAATATCATATGGCTTGGTATCACAGTTAATGAAGATACTATCATTCCGGATAATATACTTTACCTTCATTTTTCCTGACTCTGTTTCTCCACTTGCATCCGCTATCCTGCACTTACCAAGACTGTCTTTGTAGGCATATAAGTTATCTGCTAATTTTAATGAGTCTCCGGGATTATGAAATGTTCTCCAGGTAGTATCTACTGTAATAGAAAGACTATCCTTGATCTTAATATAAGTAGAATCTTTGGTAGGACATTTCTTGCAATAGAAATCCTGACTACAGGAACTTAAAAAAAATAATATCAAAAGGGGAAGAAATAATTTTTTCATGATTGTTTGATTAAATAATATAATAACCATATTATAAAGCTTCAATTACTCCACTCCTAACAGTAAATGTTCCTGTGGAACAAGTACAAGTAATATCAATAAACCAAGGAGCAGTTGTTACTATTGTACCTAATACTTCAGCAGCTGCTGCTTGTCCTAATGTTAGGGCTCCTGCTTGCTCATTACCATATCCAGTAGCAGTACCAGCACCTCCTATACTAACTACTTGAACTATTCCTTCATAAGTAGCCCAAGCATTTGCAACTTGAGCAGCAGATACTGTAGTTAATGATAAAACTCCTGCATCTGCAATAGTACCAGCAGCACCAACTCTACATCTCCATATTAAAGTACCAGTTGAAGAAGATTGTCCATTTACTTTGAATTTGAATGTACTACCTACTACAACAGCATTAGCAGGAATACGTGCATTGAATAATAGAGTTTCTCCCGTTCCCACAGTAACTCCACCTCTATTCGTAGCTATTGCTCCTTGAAGTAGATGTCCTGTATTATCAATAACCTGCTTTAGATCAGTAGTTGCTACAGTTCCTGCATCAATAATATTTAAGTTTGTGGTGTTACCAGCAACTAGATTACCAGCAACGACATAAGCACCATAGGTACCAGCTACAATGTCAATACCTATTCCGTTTGCTCCAATGCCTGCTGTAGGAGCTATAGTATTATTCTGTATAGTGAACTTAGTAACAGAGCCTGCCGTAGCATTAGTTCTCACTCCTGCAGTAGCATTTCCAGCTACTCTACAGTTAGACATTGCAAAATCTTGAACTTCCGTTGCTAATATTCCAAAAGCAGAATTACTATAAATATCACAGTTAACAAAGTCAAAAGCTGTTGCTTTATTAGTAGAAGAATTAGCTGCAAATTCAATACCTGTAACCGATCCTGAGAACCAGCAGTTAGTAAATTTAGCCCTTTGTACATTTGTACCTGCAGCTCCTCCCATAACTTTAACCGATGATCCGGATGCTGTATCAAAGAAGATATTACTACAATATACAGAGAAGACTCCTTTTGTTCCTGAGTCCGGATTAATCTTTAGATTATTTACTGCTCTGATCCAATCACAATCTGACATTAGTAGTGAGCCACAGGCATTGATCTCTACGTGAGCATCTGCTAAACCTGCTGTTCCATCTGCAACACACTCTGTGATGATAGTATTTGCATTAGTACCATCTATAACAATAGACCTAGACTTTGTTTCAGTAAAGTGGCAGTTTTTAACAATAGCAAGATTTCCTGACTGAACTCCTGAGTAAACTATACCATCCCACATCTCATGAAAGCCACAATCATAAATGTTTATTGCAACATTATTACCAGATAAAATTGCTGCTCCTGCACTTCTAACAACAGAGCTTGTAAACTTTAAACCTTCAAATTCA